ATTTAACTGGTTCAACAGTGATAACTTTAGTGCCAACAGCACCAGCAGTTTCAACTACGATTTCTTTTGTAGCAGCGTCGTATTTTTCTTCACCTTTAGCAACATAAACGTCTTTAACCAACAATTTAGTTACTTTGGAAGAACGGGAAACGTTAGCTACAGTTTTATTTGTAGCACCCAATAGAGCAAGAACGTCAGTTTCTTGGTCTTCTGGAAGCATGATTACGATGTCTTTATGAGGAACTGCACGTTCGATAACATCTTTAATTTTGTTTTGTTCCAAGAACATATCGATTTCACGACCATCTGGACTGTACATAGTACGAGTTTCCATGGAAAGTGTGAATTGAGGAGTATCAGCTACGTCCTTAGGAATAGCACCTTTGTCGAATACAGTTGTCATCAACAAGTTTTTGTGCATAGGGAATGTGATACCAACAACTGGGTTGTAAGCACCAAGTGGAGCAGCTTCGCAAATACCTTTAACGTCGTTTTGGTATAAAGCATTAAGCATACCATATTCTTCGTTTACAGCATCGATAGAAGAGAATTTAGGATCTTGTTTATCAAAAGCGTTTTCAACGAAGAAGTTACGCATTTCGCTGTTCAAAGTATCGCTCATAAAGAATTTGCGAGGTTCGCTATATAAGTCTACTTGTTCGCTTAAGCCAGCTTTCGCGATTTGAGCAAATTGACTAGCAATGCCATGCATGCTATCTTGTTCATAACCGCGAAGGATGGAATCATTTTTACCAGTTGGATTGCCAACTACTGCCATGTTTTATTTCCTCCTTTTTGAGAAAGAGCCATTTATGCATAAATTTTGTTTTCTAAAAATGGCAAAAAATCTAATTAAATTTAATTAAATCTATGAAGGTAAGACACCTCTGGCTAACCCTTACAGAATAAGGGGAATGGAGGCATCTATAGATTTACCAATATGTTTGTATATATAATTTGTATCTTTTTAATTTTTTAATCTAATTCTATATCTTTTACGAATAAATGAGGATAATCTTCAGCTCTTCCTTCTTTAGAGGCCTTTTCATTATCTTTAGCAGATTTAATATACTCTGCTTCTCTATTCTGTCTGATATTAGAAAGGAGATTAGTTATATAATTAAACGTAGTAACCATCTTCTGTAGTTGAATTTGGTTTTCTATATAACTCTTAGTATCATATACATCGAGCAAGTAATCTCTGCTCATATCTTTTAATTCTAAAAGCTTACGAATAATAAAGCTTAATAGAGTATCGTCATATGAAGCATGAGAGATATTATTGATCTTATCAATGGCACTAAAGATAGTATCATTAAAGTTCTTAAATTGGGTTTTAAGTTCTTTATGCTTTACCGCCATTTGTTCAGGTTTTAAATCGGAGAAAACTTCTTGTTCGTCAGAAGAGAAATCATCGGCTTGTTGTTCAGGGCCTTCTAGTCCTTCTTCTCCACCTTCCATGGATCCATCTTCTTCAGAACCCTCTTCTCCTTCGCCACCTTCTTCTCCCTCTTCAGGAGCTGGCTCATCTCCACCTTCACCACCATCCATATTCATATCAGGTTGTTCAGGAGAACCATCCCCAGTATCTTCTGCACCTCCTGCATTAGGGTCTTCAGGTTGGGCTTCTTGAGCCTCTGGTCCATCAACAAAGTTAGGAGGTTGTTGACCTTCTTCCTCTTCAGGATTTGGTTGAGGAGGATTAGGAGCTTCTTGTAGAATTAGACGTTCAAATAAGTTCATCTAGTATACCTCCATTAATAATCGAAATCATCAAAATCATCGTCATCGTCGTCAGATTTTTTAGATGATTTAGAAGAATCTGAATTACTATTGTTTCCAATGGTATTACTACTATCATCCTTTTTATAGAATGAATTGATTAAGTTCTTATCATTTTTAAACTTAGCTTGAGGAGTTTCCTTGCCAAGAGGATTTACTAAAGAGCTAGAACCATTATAATCTGGAGAATGTTCCCTATTATCTTGGTCTCTATTTATTTCTTCCATAGTCTTATCCCGTTGTTTTTCATACTCTTCCTCAAGAGTTTCAATACTTTTATCAACTTCATCTAAATAGGCTTCTAATTTTCGTTTCTTTTCAGGATCGGTTTCTTCTTTAAGTTTTCTTGTTACAGAATACTTATGTTCTTTCCATTCCTTAATAGATTCTTTTAGGTATTCCTTGTTTAGATGCTTCGACATGATATAAGCAGTGATAAGAGCAAATAAACCACCAACAACATTAATTGCTAATGCTCCAGCTACGATAACTGTATAGAAGATAAGAGACAAAGAATTCCTAGTACCTTTGTTCAAATCTTGAAGTCTAGAAGTTACTAGAATAGATCTAATAGCTTCTTTAGTCATAGCATTAGTTTTCACTGGAGCCATTTTAACTTTGGTAACGATATCATGAATCTTATCTAGACTATCTTCTTCGCAAAGTTTATCTAATGCTTCATTAACCATAGACATTTGTTCCATAGCTTCAGTAAGACCATATGCTGAAGTCTTACTGTAGTTATCTTGGATTAATTTGTCTAAATCTATATTATCCTCATTAACCATCTCTGAGTGAATTCTTTTTAGTTTGTTGATATAATTTGCATCTTCAGAGATATTAATAAAGTTATCTTTAGAAACAGCCTCAGAAATTTTATCTAGGAACTTATTAATATCATTTGTACCACCATTCATAAGGAAGTAGTCAGTAACGTTTTCAATGATAGCAGATCTAGTAATAGAATTTCCAGCATATTTATTAATAGAATATAAGCAAGTCTCTAATGCAATACAATACTTAGTTTTAAAATCCATAGTATAAGTATCAATTAAAGAGCATATCTTATAGATTGTATCAGGAACGGCATCTTCAAATAAGATATTATTCTTTACTATCTTATCAATATTGAATCTTTTAGCAATAGTGTCACAATTTCTTAAGACTCTATCACATTCAGTTTGTTCATGAATCTTTTCTAATACAGAATTTAAACAGTCTATAGCTGTTGTTTCATCAAGCCCTCTTTTAGTTTTAAGAATAGGATTCTTAAAAATGGCAGGGGATTTGACGTATGGGATGATATCTCTATTAATGATAGAAGTAATCTCTTCTAACTGTGTTTGAGTTCCTTCTTTAGAAACAAACTCAAATAACTCTAAAACTTTATTAAAGTTATTAGTGGTATTATCAGAGAAAGACTTCCAATTATAAACAGATTCCCTGATATTCTCAAAATTATAATTAGTTTTATAAGTCTCATATAATGGATAACAAGATCCAGCTCTTTGTTGAGACTCTAAATTAGTTTTTCTATTATATACTTCAATAATAGGTATAAACTTTCCCATACTATTTAATCCTCCCGTTTGATTGCATAGGCTATGATTACATCAATGTTTATGATGAAAAATCATAGTCATTTCAAATATTTAGGTTTTGTAGCAAATTCTACTTTATTTAAAGTAGAAACATCATCTGGTAAGATCTTTGTAAGGTCATATAAAGCTTGTTTACCTTCTTTAGAAGTAGTCATCTCATTCACACCACCCATAGAAATATAGTGACGTTTAGATGAGATTAATTTGTACAGCTCTTCATTAGACTCAATAGAGAAAGGTGTTTTAGAAGATACAGTATCGCCATCATAGTCACCACCAATAGATCCTAAACGAACGTTATTTGGTAATGCTACATCGATGAATTTATTTGTAGAGTTTGTATTCAAATCTTCAGCTCTAATTTTAGGATATTCTTTATAGAATTTTCCATTAATGATCATAGGTTCGGTTTGAATAGTAGAGATAACTTTAATCTTAGCAGGGAATTGGTTCCAATAACTATCGATAGGGAACCGTGTAATAAGTGTCATCTTATCTTTAGTGATATCTAAAGCAGCCATATAAATCAAGTCACACCAAGTTAGAGGTCGTTCATTGATAGGAAGCGAATCTACCCTGTTATCACTAATAAGATTCTCTGCTGCTTTAATATCATCTACCATATAACCCTTATATCTTAAATATGGTTTCATTCCTTTAGGAATCCTCATACCTGTCGTATCGATAGGAGCTTCGATTGGAATAAAGCGGTTACTCATACCATGCATGAAGCGTTCTAATTCTTTTTTGATACGTTCATCAGAGTAAACCATTTGCCAATCTTGAATACGGTTTCTACTAAATTCTTTAGTCTTTACATTAGTAACTACCATATCCATTTGATCGCTGATATTGTTTTCAAACCAACGTCTAATCCAATATAGCATATATGGGAAGAAGTTAGCACAAATAGCAGCTAATGGCAAACCAATACTGTCCAAATCAATATCAATATCAGATAAAGATTCTTTTCTTAGATTCTGTGTACAAATAACAAGACGTGCACCCCAGTCAAATGACTTCTTCATACCAGCACGTCTAATAAGACCCATCTTTCTAGAAAGACCTGATGCTTGTGCATCTTTACCTTCGAATCTACCAAAGATAAGCCAATCATAAATAGCTGCTAGTGTTTCTTGAATACGCCATCTAGTTTGACCATTAAGAGTTAAACCATAATCATTACTATTTTTTAGAGCTTGCACATCTCTAATGATTTTACCATATAACTGATTAATTTCACCAACACTGGTTCTAGAACCTTTATCTGTATTAATATCACGATAACCTACTGGAATTACAACACAGTCTTTTAAGAATAATTTATCCCTAAATTTTTCTAAGAAGTCAATCTTAACACCACGTTTAGAAGATTCAGTTCTTTTAAAATCGATTACTTTAATTATTTTTTGTAAGAACTTAATACCAGTCTCACCATTAGGATCTGGTTTTAATTTGCCAGCTTCTTTATCTAATACAAAATTATCTGCTTCTTGAGCACATAGTTTTACATTAGAATCTAAACGAGACCAAATCTTATATGCTAATGGGTGTAAGAAAGTTTCCCCAGCAAGATTTACATAGGCAAAGATAGTACTTCTATCTTCTTTAGTAATACCAAATATCTCATTAGAGAATAAACCATCTGCAGTAGGCAAGTTATCTCTAGCAAAAGACATTGGGCTTGAAATCTCTTTTAAGTCATTAACCTTAATAAAGTTAGCAACGTTAAGTGGAGATAATTTGAGATGCTTAGTTTGTTTCTCATCACCAGAAGCTTCGTCTAGTGCATAGAATTCTACTACATCATTATCCATTTAAAGCATCCTCCGTAAATATAATAAATTCAAATTTAATTAATAGTTCCCATCTAGCATATAACGCTAGATGGGATCTATGTTTTATTAAGTTAGAAATCTATTAATTTGAATTTTAAGATATTCTTATCAGAATTCAAAGATATCTTATATAGCGGTTGGAATGCTCCAGGGATGATCTGGTTATCCAATCGCTCCTCTATAGTATGAGCTAATTCATCAGATAATAAAGTTACTGTGAAGATATTATCAGATTCCGAGATATGAATATCAAGAATATCTGAGTTTTTACAATTACCCAATAAAATATCGTATAATGCTACTTCTCTAGAGAATAGCTTATCGTCTACAACTTTAGAGGAAATTAACTGACTGAATTCTACTAAATTCATCGAATTATAAAATCCTCCTTTATGCTTATCAATCACCCTTAAGGATCGAATCCATCTCTTCTGATTGGTTAGCTTTCTGTACCGTCTTATTCTGTATTTCTTTCATATACCTGAAATGAAGATACACTAGAAAACCAACGTCATAATTGAATGCTTCAGAGAATGATACCCGTCCTTTATAATAATTGCATAGGGTCATCACTATTGAATAGAAAGCGCCCCGATCGGTAAAAAGGCCCGAGTGAAAAGCAATTGAAGAGCACCTTGAGGAGTAGCTTCGATAGTAGTATGGCACTTACCACATTCTGTAGAAGGAATTTGGTAAGAGATCTTATCATCAGTAAATGTGCGAGTAATTTTGTATACTTCACCCATAAGAGTAGCATGCTCATCAGAAGATAAGTTCTTCATGATTTCATAAATAGCTTTAACCTTACGCATTACTGTTTTGGATAAGCTGTCTTCTACTACACCGAAATCGATAGGATATAATTGTTTGGAAACATTATCGATTTTGTAGATAGTATCAATATTAGCCATGATTTGAACTACGTTAGCATATTTAGATGCAAATTCATCTGTCAATGCAGCACGTTCAATCATATCACCATAAATAGATTCAGTACAGAAACTAAATGCATAATCTCTGGATACTTGGATAGGTTTTGTTCTGAAAAGTTTAGATTTTACAGGACGGCTATGCAAGATATCTTCAAAGCGTTTCTTAACTTCATCATTAGGGTATACCACCATATCATTAACATCCTTCTTATTGATAAAGAGGTTGTTACATTTAGTATTAGGGCATTGGTAAGATAGATAGTTAGAATCTTTGAAGTTTGCCATATACATAGCAAAGATCATGCAGTCTAAATCATATACAGAGATTTGTTTTAACCAAGTATCAATATCTGGTTTCTTACCTACAGTGTGGCGATACATGATATTGAAAATAGTACGAAGACCATTGATAGAAGTCATATCAGTATTTTGAGGATTCAATTGAAGCAACTCTTCACCAGAGATAGGAGTCATTTCAATTGGTTTACCAGTGTATTGTAAACCCCAAGTTACTGTATAAGAAGAACGTTCTACTTGAAGAGCAGATTTAAGTTTAATTGGTTTATTAGAAATAGCAAAGCCTTCTAAATCTCCTTCACGTTCAAGTTTTAATTCTTGCATTACTTGAGATTTGTAATTTTGGCTTAGCTCTTTGATTTCTTCATCAGACAATTCTGGTTCATCAGATTCTACGTCTGCCATCAATTCTTTTTCTTCTGGATCTTCTTCTTCAGCTAATGCTGCGCTGTAAGTTACATCTTCTTCATCAGTAGGTTCTTCTTTGATTTCTTTTTCTGCCATAGAATTAGAAACTTTTGTATCATCTGCTTCTTTTTTAGAAGCTTCTTCTTTAATTTCTTCATCTTCGGTATAACCTTGCATTGGAAGAGCAGATTTAGGAGATACACCTAATTCTACGGAGTCATCATCAAATAAAGATAAATCATCATCTTCATCTTTATCTTGTGTGAAGCTATCTACTTCTTTTGCTACATCAGAGCTCATTCTAGGAACTCTGTCAATTGTTTGCTCTTTGAGACCAAAGTATTTATTATCGGTTTCAACAGTTTTATCACGAGCTACAGTGAATAAGATATATCCTTTGTGCTCATATTCTGTAATACCATCAAAACGTGGTTCAGTCTCAATAATCTCTTCAATCTTTTTAATATATTCCGCAAGACGAGGATTGTTTTTTGCACGAGCCATTAATTTTTCATATTGATTATTAACGTACTCTTCCTTACCTTTAGTGATAATACCTTCAGGACCTGTGAGTTCGGCTTTAGTGCGTTCGATTTCATGGTCTGCTAAATCTACCAAATTATTGATGTTCTTTTTAATAGGATCATCAATTTTTGTTTTTGGTTTCTTAGCAATCTTATCGACATTATGAATTACTTCGCCATATTGAGTCAACCCATCTTCACCAATAGCTGTATTCTTAGCAATTTCTGCTAAACTAGATTTAGCAGCTTTTACTTCTGTAGGTTCTACAGTATCAGTCAAGCTAGATTTAGATACCTTTGGCGTTTCTTCTGTAATTGGTTTAACTTCTACTGCATTTTCATTTGCTGCGGCCTTTTCTGCAGGAGTTGTTTCTACTTCCAAACCAAGTTCAGATAAGGATAATTGTTTAACTTCTTCCATTTATTGCTTCCTCCTAATAGGTACTTTGGTTTTCTTAAATGCATTGCCAGTTGTATTTTCTCTTTCGATGGCACGTTTCTTAGCACCATCTAAAGTAGTATCAAGATAATCTGCCACCGCACCTTCATCGAATTTACCTTTATATTGTAATGATGGTTCAGCATTTGGTGACGTATTAATACCAGGAGCTCTACCAGACTTTAAAATAGAGTCTAGTTTAGACTTGGTTTCTTTCTCTCTAATCATTGACTCTTCATTGAAGTCATCTTCTGAGATTAGTTTAAGAATAGATGGATTGTCTTTCATTCGAACCCATATTCTCATAGAGTTACCTATCCCCTTTACAAATAATATATATTTACATTACATTGCCATCAAACCATCGATAGTATTTTGAGCAATGCTATACAAGATACTAAATCTAGTCTCTCGCATAATAATAGAGAAAAGGATTTTATTTTCTAAAGAATCCTTAGGTCTATAAAGAGAAACCTCTACTTCGACTGGTAATAGTTCTGGAAGATATAAAGTCATTTGCTCTTCAAGCTCTTGTCTTAAAGTAATTAATTCTTCTTCAAAAGCAAATCTATATCTACCACGAATATCTATTCCTAAATCAGGATAGTCTGGGTAGGTTCCCTTTTTGAGGAGTAATAATCTAACGATTAATAATGCAGCAGAATTCAGTTTCCCTGTTTCAATTTCACTTAAATCTAATACCTTCGGTTGATTAAGGTCATTGACATCTAAAAGGTAATCCCGAATATTAGCATTTGAGTTAGTTAAGCTATTAGCCAATTTATTCACCGCCTCTTTACAAATTTGTATTACTTATAAAAAAATATACTCAAGTACTGAGATGTCGCGATTTTAAAACTTATTGAAGCATAAACATTTAAGTGTAGAAGTATATTTTAAGACGAGTAAGATCTCTTATACCAAACCCCATTAATGATATAATTACAGTCCTTAAAATTAGTCATGCCAGATTATATCATTAATCATTTCGAATCTTTCTTTTAATACAAAATGGAATAAGTTGTGTAACGCGCTTAAATATAGAATTGTTTTTCGTTTCGTTTTTCCAAAAAATTTCTATGTTTTTCCTCCTCATCGTATTAATCTAATATACTTCTACACCCCTCTATAAATTCTCTTGTACACTTTTTAACCTCATTGAGTATAGGCTTAATTTGCCTATACTCGACATTTTTGTAATTACGAATAACTTAATTTACAGGAGGGAAATAATCTTATGATAGATGAAGCTATGGGTTTAGCTAGTATGAACCCTATGGTTGGTACTACTCCAAATAACAGTGTTATGCTCCTTCATAATATTGATGATAAAGATCTATCCGATGGATGGGATAGTTATGGACTAGCAACAACTCTAGACAGAGATGATGCTCATATTACAAAAGATAAAAATGGTAAACTAGTTGCAAGACCTAATAGAGATTTAGAAGGTAAACTAGTAGAGGTTTATATTTGTAAATATGATAAGGTTCAAGAAAATTTTGATGCCTTATATAATATATTAGATACTCCTTATGAGTCTAGAGACTTAAAACAATCTATTTATGAAATGGCTACTGGTCATATCTCTCTTACAGAGAACTTTGCTAAGATAGATCATCTTTTAGAAAAGGTTGAATTGAAGAAACTTAGCAAGATTATATCTTCTGATGCAGATAATATGGAAAGAGAATTAGGCCAAACAGATCGTTTAAAGAACGATGGATCTTATACTCCTTCCAATCCAGATGAAACTGCTGCTAGTGGTGTTAGTTTATTAGCATCAGCTGATTATACTTTCTCAGAGTCTTTTGGTCCTGAAGATGATCAATTAGAAAATAAGAAAGCAATTATTGAAGCTCTTATGTGTGATATAAAGAAGGATCTAAAAAATGGGAATTATTAATGCAGAACGATACTTCCAAGATCAAGATAGGGAGTTTAAATATAAAGAAATAGAAAAATGGGTAGCTGCTAATGGTGGAGCTATCATTAAAGACTATTACAAATATGAAAAGGATCTAGAAGCTGATTGGTACAAATTCCAATCCATGCCTCCAAATAATTGGTATGAAGCAGATGATGAAGCTATGAAATTATTTGGTATGGAAAATGAAGCTCTTTATTATAAAAATAAAGCTAAGTTCTTAAAAAGAAATATCAATAAAGATACTCTTGATTATGAATACTCTGGTGTAGCTAATCTTGATAAACAAGATTTAGAAAAACTAAAGACTACTAGAATTGAATCTAGTGCTGATAAGTATATCAGAAAGTTTGATAATGAATATTCTCCAAACTTTAGAAGTATTGTTGATATTAGAGCAGTAGATGCTAAAGATAAAACTAATACAACTTTAAATCCATTGAAAGATATATACTACCCACATTCTGCTATTAAAGAAGAATATGGTTTTAGTCCAGAACAAAAAAGAAAATGGACTCAAGAATATATTGATGATGGGTATCCATTATTATTTGATGATTATCAAACTAGAGATGAGTTAGAAACTGCTTGGTATAAATACAAGTCTGTGGATAAGGATAGACAATTAAATTGCGATGACTTCTCTGTTCAGATTTATGGTATGGATGTATCTGAGTTATATGAAAAACAACTTAAAGAATTCTTAGATGATGACTTTGATGATGATTTTGAAACAGAATATTCTGGGTCTGTAAATGAAAGTAAGTTGGATCCTATGAAGGATTATAACTTTGGCATTGCTGATCAAATCAAAAAACATCCAACTCCTATGATTCTTCCAGAACAAGATATCTTTTATAATATGAATAGATTCAAATTCTACAGAATGATTCTATTAATAGGATTACCTACTACAAATAAATCTGAACTTGCTAAGACTTTGTGTAAAAAGTATAAAGCAGAGTTCTTGGATATGAAGGAGTTCTTTAATATTAAATCTGCAGAGGATATTCAAGCATGTGTTAGAATATCTCCTGCTATTTATAAATATGCTACTACACATCCTAAATATATTAAATTCATTAAAGATTCTGAGTTGTATGGACAACAATCAGTTCAGTTTAAATTCAAGATTAAAGAGTTTATGAATAACTTCTTCTATTGGTTGATGAATACTTATTCTAAACAACGTAAGATTGTTGTAGAAATGTGTAATGAATCTCTACCAGTATTTGACGTGCATCCTAAACTATTTACATATCCTATTGTAATTAAAGGTGATTCATTCTTCTTACAAATCTTTAGAAAGTTGGCTAGACATGAAAAATCTAAGATCTTTGATTTGTTTAGTAATTTCAAAATGATTGATGCTATCCAGTTTACTCTTTCTATAATAGAAAAGTCTGGTGATGATGCTGATCTAATAGATTACTTTAGAAGAAGAATTAGAGAATTCGATCCTATTAAATTTGATATCAATGAATCCAATCTTCCAGATCCAGGATTGTATATAGATGCAGCTAATAATACTATTAGAGAATCATTCGATCCTCTTTATTGTGCTAAGAAAGCATATTCTGTATTATCTTTAAATAGTAAGACTTTAGTAGAATCTGAAATGATTGATCATACAGTACAATCCGCAGAGAATCGAATCGATTATCTTCAAGAACCAAACTTTAGATCTGTATTTGCTCCTATGCTAAATTATACTGAAATTGAAACATTATTGCAAAACTCTCCTAAGAGTAATAATGTATTCGCTATTAAGTGGTACAATGATTACAAAGGATCTTGTAGTGGATTAAAGACTACATTTAAAAAGAATGAGTGGGTTACAGAAGTAGCTAAGCTTTCTACTAAATTCTTAAATGAATACACTTTAAACAAATGGAATGTAGAAGTTGGTAATGATCTCATTAGATTAGGCTGGAATCCTACTGTAGAATTTAATGACTACTATAGAGCTGCTGCTTCTAAGATGGCTGATTCTTTCTTAAAAGATAAAGTTATCTGTAACTATGTAAATATCGGATCTATGCCAGTATATAATCATTTAACTGAAGATGTAGAATTCAAATTACCAGTAGATGGTATTTATGTAATGACCATTAATGGTAAACATAAGGAAGATACCCTAGATACAATTCCACAAGTCTTATTATCTTTAGATGGTTTTGTCGATGGTAAACCTATTTATCCTATTATAGATAAACAACTTGCTAAATCTATCTCTCTAGATAAATTAAAAGAATGGTATGAATTAAGTACTTGTGAATTTAGCTTATATCTATTACCAACTACTAAAGGATTGAAGAAAGATATTGCTAGTAAAATAGAATCTATGGTATCTAAAGATAGCTCTGAACTTACAACCTCTAAAAATAAAGAGTTATTAGTTGCTGATTTTAGATTATATATTTCTGATACTTTAAAGGTATTGATTGAGAAGTATAATAACTCCTCATTTAGAGTTAAAGATATTGATACTTTACTTTCTAAGAAGTCTCCTGATAAATATACTGTTTATAATCTAGGAACTTTCGATGGTGATGAGTATGATACTTTAGTTCGAAATGTTGGCATTTGTAACACTAGAGCTGCCACTCTATTTGAAGAAAAGCCTAATATGGAATTGATTGGTGAGCATAAATCTTTAATCCCATATCTAACTCTAGTAACTGTAAATGAATTCGTTACTTCTACTCCAGTTAAAGGAATGGATAACTCTAGAGGATCTGATACTTTGAATAAAGATAAAGATCTAGAAACTTTTGATTCTTATTATAATCTATTAAATCCTAATAAATAAACAACAAGGAAGAGGGTCATTCCTCTTCCTTACTTCTTTTTAAATTGTATTTTAATTATACACTATAATTATGAGAATATATAAAGTTAAACAGTTGATAACGTATTCTTAAAAACAAAAACAAATTTAAAAAGAAAGGAAGTATTTTTTTATTATGGAAAGAAACTTTAAATACTTTAGAGGCAGGAAGTTCTATCTATCTACAAGAAGAAGTTCCATTAAAGCTACTTACCCAAAATTAATCAGAGCCATATCTGAAATGAAAGATGGTAAGATATTTGCATATGTAGAAGACTTTGGCGAAGTTCCTATAGAAGATGAAAATAAAAGAATGTTCGAGATAGAAGAATCTGAACTATTTGATTTCTATACAGCTCTAACTCCTAAAGGTGTTTGTACTGTAGAAGTATGTGTAGATACTAAAACAAAGGAAAATGGCGTATTCTTAATCTTTAATAAGTATATTAAAGAGGATTATGTGGCAGAAGATATCAAAGATAGTGATATTGTTATCATATCTCTATCTAAAGAATTAGATAGAGATGCTGCCAGAACTCTAGGAATTGAATCTAGTGATAAGAAGCAATATAAAGATAGTATGAGTCCACTATCTATATTTGAACCATATCAACTAATGCCATTAAATTCTATAATTAATACTGATAGATTCAATCTAAAAGGAAGCATCCCAGAAATTATCTATGATCCCGATGGAGTTATAGATACCAAATTCAAGGGTGTCTCATATCTATATTATGAAGATAATTATGAATCCTTAAAAGGTTTAATAGGTATTGAAAACCTATCTGGTACTTTTAGAGCTAAATATCCTAAAGATGATCCTGAAGGTTCGGTAACAATAGTAACAATAAAGTTTTCAACTATATACAATAATTTAGATAGTACCTTTATAAATGGTAATTTGTGTACTGTTTTAAATTGCTTCCCTATGGTTGGAGTAGAGAGTTATGATGAATTCGTAAAACTATATGGAGAATTGGTAATAGGAGATTATAAGACCGAAGATGAATTTAAAAAGGCTAAATATAATTCCTTAATAAATCTATTATATATCCTATGCTATACAACTCTAGGAGATCCAGTTATATTAACTAATAACGATATAGATTATAAGTTAAAATATATCGAATTAGATAAGGTTGGATTCAAGAAATATGAGTATGACCACATCTCTACTATTAGAAATAATGATCCTAAGTACAAAATAGTACTTATTAAATTTGATAATGATGAGATTGCTATTTTGAAACTTAAAGTAGTTAAAGATTTGGATCTAATGAAAATCGGAAATTCTGAAGATGACACAATGTCAGAAGAGGAATTTTCGAAGTTTATGAATCTAAGTTAGTCTCACGATATTTTTTATCGTGTTTCTATAAATATTTTCCAGGTTAGTGATGGTAGGCCTCCATCGATTTATGCTAACCTAAGTCCATTTTCTAATATATTAGGAGGAAAAACAAATGGCTGAATTATTTAACAATGCTAAACCAAACGAAAAAGTTGATTCCAAGAAAGAACGAATCGAACTAGAAGAAAAAGCAACTTTCCCAGAACTTCTTTCCGCTGGTTACATGTCCTTAAGCGACTTGTCCAAAGTAGTAAACGGTTTGTTCTATTCCGTATTCGATGACTTCTTTGGTTCCAAATTGGAATTGGATCCTCAAACTGGTCGTATCCAATCCCGTATCTTCTTCTCCTTGTCTTCCGACAAATCTAAAGATCCATCTGGTTGCTATGCAGTAGAAGATGCTAACAGTGGTAAAAACATGAACGACATTGCTAGCCGTCTTAGCTTGGCAAATCGTTTGAACAACCCAACTGGTAACTGGAAAAACATTCAATTGACTTCCGAAGGTCAAAGCAAATTAGAAGACTTCTTACCTAACAATGCATTCAACCGTAATGGTGGTATTAACTGGAATGCTGTTACTAATGAAGTAACTACAGCTCCTTCCCAATTCTCTCGTCCACAAATTTACTTCTCCGTAGATATCGATATCTACAAAGTAATCAAAACAGTATTTGGTCACAAATCCTCTACTGGTGGTAAATGGAATTACAACATCGAAGTTAAAAACCCAATCAACCCAATTCAAGATCCTGTAACTGGTAAAGTAACAGCTACTAACTTCAATCTTCTTCTTTGGAGAGTAGATTCTGGTGACGTATATCGTTTAGCTGAACGCTTTGGTTTCAATGGTCTTGGTTCCAACTCTTTGGGTATTAACACAGATCGTTAATAATTGATTAATATACAATTATTGTCTTGCTCTAATATAATATAAGGGAATAAGGATAGAGAGAAATCTCTATCCTTCCTTTATATTTATTTTTTATGAGGTACAAAATTATGGCTTTCAAAAAAGATGGTGGTCCTATTAAATTTGAAATTAAAGAGAATGGGATCAATGAATTAATCGATGAAGGTACTGGCAATTCTTCCATCATGCTTAGAGAAGTAGGTTGGAATGGCAGAGATCCTAAATTAGAAATCCGTAAATGGATTATCGATGTAGATAAAGAAACTCCTATGAGAGGATTATCCTTTATCACAGAACAAGGTCCTCATACTCTTACCGAAGTATTAGCAGAAAAAGGTTTTGGTAATACTGAAAAGATTATTACTAATATCAAAGACAGAGAAGACTTCGATGATTCTCTTGTAAAAGTAATTGGTAAAAAGAAAATTGAAAAGTCTAAAAACACTGAAGTAACCATTAGTGAGGATGATTACTTTGATCCTAAGAGTGTTTTAGATGATTAAAGTGTCCTCTTTTATTCAAAGAGGTGAAATAGATGAAAAGTAAATACGAAGAAATAAAAGGCGATAATCAGAACGAGTCTATGGAACAATTAGAGATGTGTAAATATCTCGTTCAAGGTATTGATAAACCATGCAAGCATAGAGATATGTATGGTCGTTGTACTTTTGAAAACTGTATCCTAGATGAAGAAGAGTCACCTTTACGTTCTAAGAAATGGTGGTTCCAATGTATTATCTGTAAGCATCCTACTTCTATTGAACCAGATGCTATGAGAGTACCATTCTGCGAATCATGTATTTCTAGAATGAACGAAGCTGAAGTATTACCATTTACTTGTAGATATTGTGGTAGAAAACAATACTCTCCATCGAAGTGGATGTTCTCAAGAGTTTGTGATGAATGTATTCCTTTATTATATAATAAGAATGCAGGACAAACTTGTTTAAAATATACCCCTAAAGTTGGTAAACGATCTATCTCTAGAGGTGGTAGTTTACATGATTACAAATAAGGTGGAATTATGACTAATAATAGAGTAAAAGAATATGATTATTTAGAAGCTGTGCCTATAGAGCATATTCTTTATGCTCAGTTTATCAAATATGATAAACTTAATAGACTATTTACAGAATACTATAAAGACAAACCAGTTCCTAAATGGATTAATATCTATATAGACGTATATCAAGCATTACTTCCTATATTCAGTTTCTATAAAGTAACTAATCCTTATAATATAACTGCTTGTATTGCTAACTTAGCGATACATTATAAATCATTCTTTAGAAAAGCTGGCATAGATAGTTTTGTATTTTTATTATATTCTCCTACTACTGGTGCAGCTACTCAACAAAGATTCTGCCCAGAATATAATGGAAAATATACAATGCGAATGATAAATAATAAAGAAGTATATGATATGGTAAATCAAAATATACCTCTTATCCAAATGCTATGCCAGTATATGAATAATATATTCTTCAAGATGGGTACAGTAGAAACTTCTGTTATGGCTTATGATATGATTACTAAGTTTAAGAATAGACAGATCACTGCTCCATCTTTGTTTATAACTTCATCTCAATATGCATTCCAATTACCATCTAAAGTAAAAGATCTTATTATGCTTTATAAGAAGAAACCATTACCTGGAACTTCGGATGATACTTCTTATTTAGTTACTCAAGAGAATGCTTTAGATTCTTATATTGCAGAAATAAAGAAACAGCATATTGAAAAGTTTGAAGTAAATCAATCTTGGTTATCTGGATTTATGACCCTTTCTGGTATTCCAAAAAGAAATCTTAAATCTCTATTTAACTATAAGCAATCTTTAAAGATTCTTAAAAGTATAGATGAACAATTTGATCAAGCTACTCCAGACTCTTTATTCAATGTGGCTTGTAAATTGTATCCTAATAAAGGATTAGATTCTCATTCTTATGATGAGATAGTAAATAGGTTTAGATGTATCGATCTAGATTATCAACTTTATATGTATAGAACTATGCCTGAAGCTATAGATACAGTATTCTTAGAACAGGTAAATGATCCTGAAGCATTAAAGAATATCAATGATCAATATTTCTCTCAAAATCCTATCTTATTAGAAAAACTATGATATCAAAATATAAACAAGAATGAGGGTAGAGTCGTTATGACTCTACCCTTTATTTTTTTTATCTTCTAATCAATTGAGCCATATCACTCATGGATCTTGTTCCTAATTCTTTTTTGGTATTGGAGTTCTTATTGACTTTAGATGTTGTAATACCTTTACCTTCAGAAGATACTACGTTTACATTGTTATTCAATTTATCCATCTTACCATTAGAAGCTTTGTACCAATCCATTTTAGTAGTCTTATTATTATTTGCTGTTGTACTATTAGCATCAGCGGCCTTTTCATTATTCGGAACTTCTAGTATTTTAGAGAAGTTCATCATAGTAATGCATTTGAAATAGTCTGATTCCCTAGTATAGATTTCTGTTTTCTTATTCAATAAGAATAGACCATCTTTATCTGCATGGGCAGCATAGTTCTTTACAACGTATTTCTTATTAGGTGTAAATACAGATGGATCGAGATCATATTTATTTACTGTAAGTTTATTGATTCTATTCTCCAATTCTGATTTATGGTTCTTTATCTCATTAGGATTATCATTCTTTGTAACGATAATTTGAGTACCTAGTCTACTATCCCCAAAGGAACCACCTAGATTTACGTCAGATTCAAAACTACCTACTCCTAATTGACCTATACCCGTTAAATCTGTAACACTATCTAGATTATTTTTTAATAATTGTAGATCAGATTGGTTCATGAATCCGCCAGAAGCCATATACTTTCCAGCAGCAGATAATTTATTATAAATTGATTCACCAGTAAAAGAAATAGCAGATACATCCGTTACTAAAGAAACAAATTTACTTTTAATATCACAAGATAAGATATCATTAAAACTAGGGAAGAATGAGAATAGGTTTTTAGCAAATCCAGTTATAAAGGAAGTGATATTTTTAAGGCTACCTATTACTCCTTTTACTGTATTTACATAACCTTGCATCTCATGAACATTCTCCATTAGTTTAGATGCATTTGTAAACAAATCTTCAAATTGAACATGTGTGCTAGAATCTGTAAATACAGAACTGTATCTATCGTAAATAGGTTTTATTTTATTTACAAATCCAATAGCCTTATCTGCAATAGATCCTATCTTATCCATACTACTATCTAGAGCATCTGTTTGTGAGAATATTCTAGACTGTGAATGAGATGATGCAGAGTAAGAAGATGAATTAATTTTAGATACAGAATTCTTTGTAGCTTCTATAACATCTTGAACATTGATTTCTGTAACAGAGTTTAAGTAGTTATCAAGATATTCCGAATCATAGAATACTGGAGAGATCTTCTTGATATTCTTATCAAAACTTTCGCTCATCTTAGTAATACGCTCATATTGTTTATTGAATCCTAGTATACCATTGCCAAGGAATTTACTAGTAATAGATTTAAAAGCGCTTTGTACTACTGGTACATTGATTGTCACCTTACCAGGTTTTGCAGGAACAGATGTTGGAAATCCTGTTGCTTGTTGCATAACAGTTTCTGTTAGTTTGTTTTGGTACTCATGAAGTTCTTTAGCTTTATTTAAGACGTTGTTCTTGAATACACTATTCCAATGGTTAAGCTTCTCTGGGACGTTACCCATTTTCTTAACCATCTTTTTGATCATCTGTTTAAACTTCTCTACAATACGATCAATATATGCTTTAGTCTTAGCAATATTATCATAACTAAGAATACTATTATCTTTAGATGGGTTTATAATAGCATCAAATTTATTTATGATCTTAGCCACATCATGATTTATCTTATAAGCAGTTTCTGTTACAGATAGATCAATATAGTAATGGTTTCTTTCAGTATCAACATACATACCTTGGTTAGCAGTATTAGGATCTGTAGTTTCTCTGATATTCAAGATTACATCATTAAATCTTTCATTCTTCATAGGAATACCCTTACCAGATTTCGATATTAGGTAAGTACAAAACGGTTCATCTATAAAGAATTGATATTTAGTTGGATAGAATACTTCTACAGAGTTTAAGTAAGCTACTAGAGATACAAGAGTATCTGTTGGTGGTATGATTAACTGCTTTTGTAGTCTGTTATATTGGAATGGTTCTACCAATAAGTGCAAGTTACTCATATAAGAGCTTAAGATATCCATCATATGCGTATCAATCATTGTAGTATTTGCTACAGTTTTATTGGCATCTATACACTTCTTACTCATAAGACCAAGATATGCTTCTCTATACACATCTTGTTTTTCTTTCCCATCACTATCTTTCTCTTTGTAATCTAATTCTTTATAATAGTTTATATCATTAGATACAAATACAGAGAATTCATCTTCTATATAAGATTCTACTGTAGGAGATTCTAATTCTTGATTAGAATCATATTTATCTATTTTTAAATACATTGTAGCAATCTTAGCATTAGCAATAATCTTATCAAAAAGATTCTTATCTAAATTCACATGTGCTAGCATTGTAGGCATATTTTTATTTTCATAATCACTAATTCTGATTATATTTTTAAAGTTCTCAGGTTTGATTATAAGACCATCTGACTTTTCTCCAGGTATTAAAATCTTACCTGATACCTTGAAGTTCCATTGTTGCATATAATAACCTCCATTTTATATTACCAGAGTGTCATTATAGTTAAACACAAGAAGATGAGAAGAACCATAACGGTTCTTCTCAAAAAAATAATAAATTATTTCATCCACTTATAAGTTCCTTTGGAAGCAGCCTTTCTTTGGAGGAAATCTTTTTTATCTGAATTCTTTAATACAGAAATACGTCTTAGTACTCTATCTCTAGCCTTTCCTGTCATTTGGTCCTTTTTATCCATTATTTCAAAATCAGAACCAATACCACCTGTTGCCATATCTTTACCAGCTTTATAACCTATTTTAGCTGTGTATACAGTTTTATTAATAGCTTTAGCAATAATATGACCTACTTTTACTAAAAATTGTTTAATTCTAGTAAATACTTTACTAATAACTCCAGTTTCTTTATTCTTTAATTTTTGGTCATATTCGCGAAGTTTCTTTTCCATTTTCAATTGCAAACGTTCTAACCAGTTAAGATCATCAACGTGTTGAATTGTTTTATTAATAGTAACTAATTTAGATGCGTCACCATTAGCTTTGATACCAGCATCAATCATTTTGATAATAACTTGTTTGCCCATAGCTTCATCGGCATTGTCCATTGCTTCGGATAAAACTTCATCATTTTCAAACTCAATGGAGAAATCTTCTGCGATCTGAACTAGGATCTCTCTCTCTTCAATAGTAGGTAATAATGCCATTATTCTTACTCCTAAATATTAACAATTAAAATTTTATTTCTTTTTATTTTTAATCCAACCATGAACTTTATTAATAGCTTTTACAATAGCATGAATTACTTTAACTATAAAAGCTTTTAATCTAGTCCAAATTTTACTAAAAGTACCAGTCTTATCAGACTTCACTTTTTGGTCATATTTTTCTAATTTAGCTTCTAATTCAACTTGTTTACGTTGCAGCCAATTAAGATTTTTTACTTTAGAAATATTATTAATAAGAGAGGCCTCCCCAGTAGGCTGGCCTCCTTTTTTGATATTATTTACAGCAGTATTAAATCCTTTAGCAAGACCATCTAAATCTTCATCAATACTACCTGCAACAGGACCTTCAACATTTTCACAGAGAATATTATTAAAGTCCATAAAGCATTGTTCAACTAAATTAGAACTCATTATGAATAATCCCATAACTGTTCACCTAATTTATATTATAAATGATCTGCATTTCTTTCAGATGCAGTTGGTCTACTAGTTGTAGAAGCTGCTGCTTCAGTAGAGGAACTACTGGAAGAAGCTCTACCACCTTGACCTTGGCTACCAGAGTTTCCAGATTCAGGAGTTCTACCACCTCTATTAACTGGAGTTGTACCTGCGCCAGCTGCAGCTGGAGTACCAGAAGTTTCAGAAGTAGCAGTATGTTCACCAGGAATTGCAGGTGTTGGAGGAGCTACTGTATGGGAATCTTCACCATGCACTTCTTCTGTATGAGTATCAGGTTCTAAAGAACCATCAGCAGCATAACGGAAAGTAGAAGAAGATGGTTTATTACCAAAACGAGGAAGTTGACGATAAACAGCGCCTTTATCGAATGCAGTTTCTTTAGCTTTTTCTTCTTCAGATTTAGCAGCTGCTTCTGTTTTAGCTTTTTCTTCAGCAACTAAGTCTTCGAAATGTTTTTTGAAACGAGCAGATGCTTTTTCAGTAATAACTTCTTCTTCAGTTTTTGGAGTAATTTCAACTGTTTCTTTAGCATTTAATTCTGCAATATGAATTTTAAGCTTTTCACCAACAGCAGCTTCACGATTTGCTTCTTCTTGTTCTAATAATTGTTTAGCAATGATTTCAAGATCTTCAATCAAAATAGCTTCCAATTCTTTAGAATCAATATTTTTCTTACCACCATTATCAGTAGAGTATTCTTTGAAACCGCGTTTTTCGAAGTCTTCTTTTTGTTTTTCAGTAAGTTTTTCATTACCAACTTCATCATGAGCATTATAAAGAGGAGTGTAAGTTACTTTTGGTTCTTTTCCTTCTTGTGCTTCTTCTTTAATTTCAAATACTTCACAGCCACGATCTAACAATTTAGCAATAACTGCAGTTTCCATAAGAGCTTTTTCTGTAGTGCCAGTGACACCAACGAAATTTAATACAGCACCGCCTGGAGCGATGATTTTTACAAATTTACCTTCACGCATTAAGGTCACCATTCCTTTTCATGATATATCATAAAATAGTAATATTAAAGATTATTATAATGTGCAGAGCATTTAATAGCCAGCTAGTTCGCTGCTAATCATAATCAAAGCTTCCGTCATTGTCATCTCTGTAAGTAACACCACGATCATTTACAGCAATTCCAACTTTCTTTTGCAAGGCTCTAATTCTACCATTAAATTCTCTATTACGATATCTTGTAAGATGTCTAGCACCATATTCATCATTTTTAGTACCAATATGATTTGCAACTTTTTGAAGTCTTAGAGCTAACCAATCGATTACTTTAATACAAATACGCATAAATTTTCTTAGCATATTTGTACGATTCATACTTCGTTCTTGATCAAGCTCTGCTTCTAGTTTAGTATATAAACTTCTGAAAGCTGCTATTTTAGAAGCAAGCCATGTTCTAGGAGCATTTTCATATTCCCTTTTTAAGGTGTCTCTCATAAGATTATCCCGACCAATGATTATATCTTGCAATGTCTTTCTATCTCCAGGGTTCTTTCCTATCTTTTCATAGAATGCTTTTCTAGCAGCATCTTCTATTTCTTTAGGACTTTTGCCTTCAAAAGGATTTTTCTCTTCTTCTGCTTCTAGAATGACAGCTTCTTCTAATGCTGTTTGTTCATCTAATGTTAAATTTAAGGAACTTACTATATCCTCAATATTATTAGATGACTCTATAATATATAAAGCCATTATTCATCCTTCTTATCTAACTTAGCTCTAAATGCACCAGTTTCCATAAAGATAGTATGGATAACTTGAGATGTTTCTTTATAGTAATCTATATAAAATTGCATAGAAACAAGATTGTAGTTTCTGAGAATCTTATGGATATGCAAAAAATCATCTAAGTATAATTTAAATACATTCCGAATTCTACTTTGTTGATCTCTAGATAGGGATCTATCATTAACCATCTTCTTGAAAAGTATATCTATTTTATCTTTAATAGATTCGATTTGAGATATATAGTTCTCATAATCTGTATGGATAATTTTCAATTCTTTAGCAATTTCAATATCATATTGATTAGAGATTTTTATAATCTCAGACGGATTTAGATTATCAGTTCTATGGAAATACTTAGATCTTTTTTCATACAAAGTACGAAGAGATTCTTTACTTTCATAATCTTTATATTTATAAAAATTGACAGTTTTTAAACTCTTCGTACCAGTCCAATATTGTTCATCTAAGTACAAACTTAATAGATCTTTGATATCAATCTTCAATTTAGGAATATCTGATTTAAGATTTCCTAATTGATATCTCTCATAATCTAATTCTGGATAATCTTCTAATTGCTTTTCAATATATTTAATTTTAGTCTTTTTACTAGTAAGCTTACTAGCAGCATACTCTCTAAAATAGGCTAAAACCTTTTTAGAATTAAATAGATTATGAATAGCTTCTTTTACATTCAGATTATCCATCATAATTGAACTAATGAAAGAGAGTTTATTACCAAATTTAGTAATAATTTCCTTTTGCCATCCAATCTTTTCTTTTCTAGAAGATACCATGTTTCCATAGAATTCTTTTTTGAACTCAGTTTCAAAATCTTCTATAGTATTTTTATTATAGTCTTTGCTTTTAGACTCAGACAAAGCCTTTGTAAATATATTCATTGAAAACTCCTATTTATTTATTCTTGAAATTGGAGTAACTTTATCTTCAACAACTTGCATTTTCAATTCAGCAAGCATTGTAAATAATTGAGAGAAGTCGTTATCTGTCAAACGAAGATAATTATATTCACCCATATTAGTAATCATCTTTTCTTTGGCTATTTGTTTAGCCCTATACTCAGTCATAGTTCTAGTATTAGGATTTTTACCACCATCCTTAACCTCTATGATTAGATTATAAGGAAGTAGTAAAAAGTCTGTGATCCAATGTCTAGTTTTACCACCAAAGGTGTATTCTAAGATTGGTCCTGGAGCTATAACTTCAGATGAATCGAATTCGAGTACATCATCTAAGAACTTCATAAGATTTAGCTCATACTTGCCAGTATAAGTAAATTCTTTCCCATCAGACCATTTATATTTACCACTAATACGTCTATTAGCAAGCATCTTTTCTTGTTGTTTAGGATCGTCTAATAAATGTATCTTATTATAGACTTTCATCATACGTTTCCGATAAGTCTTTTTAACAGTCTCATAGCATTTAGGATTTCCACATAGACGTTCATACTTTTGACGTTTTTCATTCCATTTAGTAGGATTACCACACACAGTGCAGTTACCATGACCTTTTTTATTATTCACGATATCGTATACTAATCTATATGCTGTATAACCCTCTGGAATTTCTTCATCATGTTTACGTTCTATATGCTTAACTAAATCATCTCGATGATAAGTTTCGCTACAATAAGGACAAGGATATCTTTTCATCATTTCCTCCTATCATTATAATTCAATTATTAAGTGGTCAGTACTTGCAAAAGTAAATGATGAAAAGAATTATGATATGGAATAATTGATCAAATTTATTCAATGTAGCTTCTAATCTTCTAAACTTTTCATTATCTATTAACCCATTAATTCGTTCTAAAATTAAAGAGTTCATAGCATAACACTTACCAAAATCTATTAATAGATGGGAGATGAAGATAATTAAAAAAATAACTTTACTAAAATAATCATGAAAATTACTTCCAGTAATCAAACAATATCCTACCCATATTATAGAGGAATATAAAACACAATGACAGGTTAAAAGATATAAAGACTTTCTTTTGTTTCTTTCTAGATATTCACCTTGGAGAGGATAATCTGCCAAGCAATGTACTGCAAATAATAATAGCATATCAATAAGCATTTATATCGTCACCAGCTCTCTTTTTACTTATTTTCTATTATACTAAGGTCAAGTAATATTGAGTGATGATTTCAAAAAAAATAAAAGAGGGGTTAACCTCTCTTATTTTTCTGAGCATTAAATACTGCTTGATATTCTTTCATACTACAATACTTCTCAGATTTAGAATCTGCTTCTATATTATCTGAAAAGTCATAAAAACTTGATCCTAGATTATCTACATATGGTCTGTTATATTTATATAATAAATTAAGACCAGATCCTGCTATAACAGGAACTGCAGATATTAAAGTCTCTACTGGTAATAATATAATTGGAATCATTATAACCTCCTATTTAATACACCTATTACTACTCACTATTATAGTATATAATTAAACACAAAATTGTACCCATACTCATAAAGAGTATGGGTATTTATTATTTATAGGTGTTAGGATTTCCATCAGTATCTTGTTTATTTTTCCAGTCCCCAGCCTTCTTAGGTTGTGCTACAAATCTGTCCCCTAAGAAAGTCTTTTGATACTTTCTCATATCAGGTTTATGATGAGTTTTTCCAGAAGTGATACGTTTAAACTTTCTAACCAAACCTTCAATGGTCTTAATAGTTCTTGCTTCATCGAGTTCATATAGAGACATTTCTATTCACCACCATTCTCAGTATTGTTTTGATCAGTGGATTGTTTATTAGGATTTATATTAAGCTTTTCTTGTTGTTGCTTTTGATTTTGATTTGTTTTCTTAGAATAACTGTTCACATGAGATTGCATATAAGAGAACAAGTCTCTATACAACATACCAGCTGCTGTCATCTTAGCATTTAATGCTTGTTTTAGAATATCACAAACCAATTTCTTTTTATTATAAACTACAGTTTCACTATCTTCGGGATCTTGTTTAGGTTTGTTTTGATTTTGTGGTTGATTAGATCCATCTTGATTATTATCACCATTAGATGAATTACTAGAGAAAGACATTTTAGGAGTTGCTGTAGAAGTTTTAGTTTGATCATCTTCAGACAATAGATCTTTGAAGTAAGTTGATACAAATAAGGAATAATCTGTATCGGCATTTACTGGTTTAGTAGCCATGCCTTGAGTATTTGATTTATTTACATCAGAAGCATTCTTATTAGCAGCTAATTGAGCTTGGCTTAGTGTAGGTTCTTGATTACCAGTAATAGGATTTTTATTGATATAATTTATAATCCCATTTACATCTGTTTCTAAAGATTTAATCAATGCATTATAAGTAGTACAGAAGTTATATGCCTTAGGAAGTAATTGCTGAATATCTTGGGATTGCAAGTTTACCTTTTTATCAATTCCATAGTAATAGTCTCTGGCAAATTTATCAAAAGGTCCTTGTCCATTATAATCCGTTACAAGCATCTTCTTAAGCCATAGATTATTTTTATAATCAGCTTGCTTTTTAGCATCTCCTTGTAAGTTATTTGCTTTTGTATCTAAGATAGTAATTCTTTTTATATCTATACCACTTATATTTGAACTTAATGGTTTCTTAATTCTAGCAAAGGCTGTTGTGTATGTAGGAGCATTTTGTATATTTGCTCCACTTTTAACTGGATATTTTTGTTGATCTATTATATAATCCCTATTTTGAATAAGCCATTCATTATTTTGTTTACCTTGATTATTTGCATAATCTTTAAACTTTTTAAGATTGGCTTTGATAGCAGTTATATTATCTAATCTCCATTGATTATTTCCAGAGTTTTCTGCTTCTTCAAAATATTCTTGAGAGATGTATCCATTTTCATACATCCAAAGAAGCATATCTCTATTCTCTTGAACCATATCTAGGATAGCATCATATTCACATGATTCAGAGATTGCATTAAAAAAGTCATCTTTTAACATAATTCATCTCTCAATTCTTTAATATAATCCACAAGCAATTGGTCTGGATTTTGATTACTATTTTTGTTCTTGTACTCTTCCATTTTCTTAGTAATCTTTTTCATATCTTCTTTTGTAAGTTGATACAATCTTACTGGAGGTCTAGGAATTGGTATACGAACAATATCATTATTTTCATCGAAGCTATATAGTTCTACTTCATTTATAAATAAATTACCAGTCTTGCCAAAATTGAGACCTAGCAATACTAAAGCACCTTCTATTTCTAGAGCCATATACATAAAACTTCTTCCAAGTCCAATATGGTTCTTATTTAATACATAGAAGATTGGAATGATCATAGATTTCCCACCAGGAAATTTAAACATAGCTCCAACTAATGCATTTATAGTACCAGCAGCTAAGGCATCTTTTACTTTCTTAGCTACTGTTTTGAGATCTTTCTTATTATAGAATGCTTTCATCTTTTTAGATAAAGGTGTTTGAAGATAATCTTCATAAGTCATTCTCTTATAAGCTGGATTCTTTTTATAAACCTTAGATACTTCTGTAGAAAGATAGTTATAGAATTTCTTATTAGATTTATAAGCTTCTAGTTTGATAACAAAATCTTCTGTTACTTTGTCTTCTACAAAAATTTTTATAGCTTGACCTATTAATGTTGATAAGGCAAAGCTTGTAATTATTTTTATATATGCATCTAGAGTAGATGATGGTTTTGAATCTTCGGTTAGATTCAAAGAATAAGATTTAAAATATCCCATATAAATACCTCATTACTTTTTATCTTGATTAAATTACTAAAGTGTCATAGGTATTTGAAACACAAAAAAGACCTAGGAGCATTAAGCCCCTAGGTCAATTGTATTATCTAAAAATAATTATATCTTTTATAATTCTTATAGATTATTTTGCTTCAGCGTCTTTTTTATCTTTTTCATCAGCTAATTTTTTAGCTACTTCAGTACGGCGTTCTGGGCTAGACATTTTAGCAGTCAACCATGCGATAGCTTTCATAATCATATCAACGATTTTGCGGTACCAAGGAGCTTTGTCACCCATTTCAGCTGTTTTCTTTTTGTAAGCTTCAGCTTTAAGGTTAAGAGCTGCAATTTTGTTAGCAATCCATTCTTTTGGACGGTTATAGCAGTTTTCTTTAATTTTGTCTAACCATTTACGGATAGTACCAACTTCTGCATCGCCGTTGTCAGAGCCTTTTGTAGCATCAGCAGTTTTTTCTGCTTGAGTTTGGGAGTCGCCACCTTCATTTTCTTCAACAAGCATGTTCATGAAAGTAACGTCACCAGTGTTTTCAAATGCTTCAAGCATCATGTCAACATAGATAAATGCATCGGAATTTTCGCTAATAGGACGAACAACTACGTTATGGCATTCGTTAACGATTTCTGGGTCCATGATGATACGAGCTTCATCAACAGCAACAGCGATGGAATCAACATCAATTTCATTAGCTTCAGCGATAGCATCAACAGCTTCGAAGTAGTCCATGCAGTTTTCTTCTGCTAAACGTTCAACGTCAGCAAAGTTAACAACTGCAGCACCAATACGGGAGTTTTCAACTACAGGAACAGCAACAGGGCTGAGAGCAGATTCAGTTTCGTTCAAGTATACTGCTTCGTCAAGAATATTTTCGAAGCCAGTTGTGGAACGGTTCAACTGAGATTCAGTGATTAACATAGGTAAATACCTCCATTATGATCATAATGATTTTAAGTAATAATTTATAAATTATTTTCATTGCTTTTAGAGATATCAAATCCGATGAAAAATCTATATCTCCAAAGATTTATTATAATGTAATTATTATAAATTTCAAAATTAGTTATTTATTACTTTAATTTTGCTTTAATAAAACCAATAGCTTGTTGAGTTTTATTCATAAGAGCTTTCACTGTGACAACGTTCATATTTGTAGGAGTTGTACCTTGAACTTTGTTTCTTAGAGAATAATACATATTTCTCATAGAAGACATTTTCTTTGCAAGATATTCTTTATCATTAATATTTTCAGATACATCTTGTGGTACTCTCTTAAGTTTTTGAAGAATCTTATTTTGAGGATTGATATCTACAGCCTCTTTCAAAGACTTGAAGTCATCATTCAAATAAGCATTTAATAGATCATTAGAATCTACTTCTTCTCCACGTTGCATCAAATCATATAGTTTATCAAAAGTTGATTCAGCTATTTGGTATACAGGATCGTTCTTAGAAATAGGATTTAAGAAAACTTGAAATCCTGCTTCTGCAAATTGTTTAGCAGTGTCTAACATTTCTTGATCTACATAAGCATTAACTTCATCTAAGGATAAAGAAACTGTGGAAGTATGAACATCACTAGCTTCACAAACGTTGATGATAGCTTGAGTACCATTAGTAATACCATTAGAAGTCGCATATTCTACTAAATCTTCAATTCTAATGATATTAGTATTATACTCTTTGCTTTCTCTAATAATAACTAATTCTGGAAAATACTCTGTGTTTTCATGAAAAAGAGTTTTAGAAGAACCAACAATAGCAGATGCTTCGTCTAAAATACCTTTATCCATATTATTAAAAATCATAAGTTATCCTCCGATTAAAAAGATCAAGCCTAGAGAGTAAATCTCTAGGCATTGATAATTATTTATTATTAGTTTTTAGCGAAGTATTTAGCACGGTTACGAGCAGCTTTGCTATCAGCAATTCTATTTGCTCTTTCTAATTCTTGATCAGAACGTTGATGATTAGCTTTATCACTCATTTGTTTGAAAACGTCACGTCTAAATTTACGACCTTCGTCTCTACTCATTGTTTTGGAATGGTGTCTCAATACAGATTTACCAGCTTGAAGCATTTCTCGTTTTGTATATGCTTCATGAACACCATTTACACCATTAACTTCTGTTTGGTCAAAAGCTACACCACCAGCAGTTTTAGCAGCTAATGCTGCAGGGATATTGATTTTGCTAGTTTCTTTTTCTTCACCAGCACCAACGAATAATTTTTCTTCATCGTCATCATATTCATCAGCTAAATATAAACCTTTTTTAGCGTCATTATCTAGACCAATAGTACCGCATGCTTGATCTTCACAAGCTTCTTCATTAAAACGGAATAATGCCATTTTATTATACCTCCATTAATAGGATTACATTAAATCTTTATCATATTTACCAGCTGCAACGTCTCTTAGATATTGAAGATGTTGTTGATGAGGATCTAAAGATTCTTGAATTTCTTCAATTTCTTCTAAGTCTTTATCATCATCTTCACTTTCAACATCACCTAAGCCCATCATATCATCTAAGTCATCACCAATATCTTCAGATTCGATATCATCAGCAATGAATTTATTAGATGCTTTTGTAGCTTTCTTAGCTTCAACTGGTTTTTCATGGATAACTTGATCTGTAGGTTCTACTTTAAGTTGAACGTCTTCTTGTTCAGCAGATTCAGCTAAACCAACATTGTAGTTTTTCTTAATAAGTTGAATACCATACTTACCAGTGAAAGTATCCATCATTTGTTTAGTATTAGCAAATTTGCGATAAGTCATTACATTGGCTTGATCGCCCCATAAGCCTTTACCCAAACCAGAATCATGCCACTTGGATAAGTTTTCATCAGTACCAATACCAAGAGTACTCATTTCATCAAGAATAGAAGCTTCATCAATGATTAAAGCAGTATTATGGTATTGACCTTTAAGACCATTACATTCTAAGATAGAACCAATAGCTTCTGTTACAGAAGAAATGTTATTGGTAAGCATAAAACGAGAAAGGTCTTCCATTTCAATTAAGTATTTACCAAATCTTTTAGATTCACGAACTGGAACCATTTCTGCAGAGAATTTGCATTCACTTACAGGAATAGTATCTAGTCCATCTAAAAAGGATTTAACTTCTTCAACTACAGATACTTTTGTAGTTTGAGGAATTTTGGTACCATTGTCAGCAATAGCCATTTCAGATAAAGTCTGAATAGCGGAATTAAACATGGCCATGTTCTCCTTCCATATTATAAAATTAGGATCCTTATTTTGCTGCCATTAATTTATTTTTTAAATTCATAGCGGTATCTTTAGCCTTTTGCAAAGCATTGTTAGCAGATTGTTTAAAGGACTCTGGAGCCTTTGCTGCTTTGTCTGCAAAATTCTTAACAGCGAGTTTTGCTGCAGAATATTTATTAGCTAAAGTTTTTACATTATCACCAGTATTAGATACAGCAGATTGTACGGTGCCTACTGCATTTTGAACATGATTCTTGATTCGAAGCATATTCTTACCAGCTCTATTACCAACTCCACATACTGCATGTTTTACACTGTTTAAATTTTCTTTAACAGTACCTTCGCAATATGCTTGAAGATGATAAGATTCTTCGAAGCTTTCTGCTTCGAAGTCATTTTCAAAAGCTTCCATTAATTGTTGATAATAAATAGATTTTTCAGATACTGGAGAGATAAATAAATCATATCCAGATTCTTTAAGAGATTGAGAAATCTCTACTAATTCATCATCTTCATAAAGAGAAGCTTCATTAACAACAAATCCAATTGTGGAGTCATTGTCAATCATGCTAGCTTCACACACTGCTCCGATAGCTTTGTGACCATTCGTAATACCATTGGAAGAACCGTATTTCACGAATTCTTCTAATTGGATTAGATTACGATTTAAACGGTCAATATGTCTAACAGGAACCATTTGTGCTGTATAAGCCATTTCGGATTCGTTTAAAGAATCAAGAGATTCAATAAAGTCGAATTCAGTAGATCCACGAAGATCTGATTCTTTTAGAAGCATATATAGTTCTCCTTTAATGACCACTATAATATATTAGAATAATCATTAATAAATAGTCCTTAAGGGGTATTTATATCTTAAAGAACTATAATCGTTGAATAACACTATTGTATTGATTATTAGCACGTTTCCAATCATTCTTAGCATTAACTAATTTTTTATCTCTACTAAAAGCACCAGTAACTGCATTCTTAGCTTTAAAGAACCCACTTTTAATTTTATCTTTTAACCAAGTAATAGCTCTTTTTAAATTAAGAATAATAGTAGCATACCAACCCTTTTTAGAAGCAATAGCATTTTGTTGTTCTCTAAGCTTTTGATTCAATTGGTTAGTAAGTGCTTTAATTTTAGCAGTAGCTGCTTCTACACTAGAGACATCTTTAAAGTTTGGAATTTCTGCATTTACTGCTTCAGATAAAGTTTCTTCAGTAATCCAAGATACTTTATCTTCATCAATTGCTTTAAGTTCTTTAGTAACTTCAAATTCTTCTTCTAAAGTATATTCTTCACCAAAGAGAACCAAACTTGCAAGTCCTTGTTCTAATAAATCATTTTTGATCATAAAGTCTAATTCTTCATTAAACTTTTCAACCATAGTACTTGCTGTTGCTTCTCTTGTAGATAATAAGCTCATCGTATAATCCTCCTAATCTTTTTTCATATATTGATTTTCTGTAGCACCATTATCAATCTCATCAATTCTAGTTTGAAGTTTATCAATAACGTCTTCAGTACTTGGGAAATCATAAGAACCTGTTGGGTCTATATGAACCATGTGAACGTCTAGTACTTGTGTCTCTTTATTATAATCGTAAGTTCTAGAAATAGCTTCAGAATATTCCAAAGTAGCTTTCAATTGTGGATCCATATATTTTCCATAAATCTGAACAAAGGTTTTATAATCACCATAAACATAATTTGTCGGTATGAACAAGTACCCATTATGAACTAATTCATGAACAGTTTCTGATAATGGTATTAATCCAACGTTTAATCTATAATGATTAAACATGACTTCTTTAGCTACAGCATTCTCCGAAATATTTTCTTGACAAGCAACTCTCTTAGAGTAAATAGTAGTTACTAGGTCAAACAGTGTTAACGGAGAATGGTGTATATGAATCTTAATAGAATAAGTATCGATATTGTTTACGTTCTTATAAAAAGAACAACTAGTCATGTCGATACAGTTTCTTAGATATTCAATATATTTCTTATAAGATCTAGAAGATCTACAAATACGTTCAATATTTTTGAAGTACTTCATTAGATCTTTTTCATTAGTAAAATCATAATCAGCTATATCAAAAGACGGAAGATGTTCTAGAGTAATCGTCTTTTTAGCATTAGGTAATTCGAGTTCATTATATCCTCGCATTTTACAATATCACCTCCTGATATTACCACAATGTCTAGGATCTATAGGGTCTATAACCAAAAGGAAAAGCTCTAAGTAGAACACTTATGTAAGTCATATTTTTTAGTATAATTTATTAACTTTGCAAAGGATGAAAATACTAAATGGGATTATATTCTATAAGAGATTTTGATCGAGGAGGTATGCTTAGCGAAGCATATGTTCCAAAATCAAAAGAACTCAAAAAAGCGGAGGCTCTTTTAGATCAACTAAGAACTCCGTATCTTACAAAAGACTCTAGTGGATTAACTGGTGTCGTAAGAACAACTGCTTCTAGATTTAAATCTATTGGTGGTAATATTCAAAATGATCCAAAATGGGTACAATTTGAACACTGCTTGGAAAAACAATTTGGATTTAGAACTTTTACTGTTAATATAGTAAGAAATAGCTTACCAAATGCATTTACACTTCCAGTATCATTAGATATTACACACTTTGGTAGTTTCGATGATGTCTTAGATAAAAATGGTTTAAGATATAGAGAAAGTGCAAATATTGATGCTATCTCATTTATTACTGATGGATTGCTATTTAATGGTAAATTATCATCTGGTCAGGTTATGGCAGTAATAATTCATGAAATTGGTCATAACTTTACACAAACAGCTATAGACTTTATCGCTAAATTTAAAGCAGGTCAAACTTTATTGACTGGTACAATCGGGCTTTTATCTCTATTTACAAAACTAGATAGAACTTTGTTACATACCGATCTTCCTCTATCTCAAAAGCTTTTAATGACTTCTATGTTGTTCTTAAATGATACTACAAAAAACAAATTCAATACTTTAAGAAGAGATGAAGATACAAATGATCTAAAACAAATATTCGATTTCGGGTATTCTGTTTCTAAAGTTGTAGATGATTTTAACTTTATTAAAGATGAAATTGATAAATTGAAATATATGTTTTTAAATATATTTAGAAACCAAGTTTTCTCTATAATCAAAAGTAATCTTAGATATTCTGTTGCCACTATGCGTAATAATAAAAAACAAATTGTTATGTCAAAAGTAATGTCTTTCCCTGGATTTATGGATGAATCATTTGCTGATAAGTTCGTAGCTATGAATGGATATGGTGTAGAATTTACTACTGGTATGAGAATATTTGAATCCGAAATTCATGGTGTCGGTATCTATGGTACAGTGGATAATATTCCTATTGTTGGACAATTGTTTGCTGTAAAATCTATGATAAATTCGGTATTTTCAAATATCATGGGTGCTGACCCTCATCCATCTATGGCTTCTCGTTTACAAACCCAAATCGACGTTTTAGAAACTGAATTGAATCGTCCTGGAGTTTCTGAACGGACTAAAGCCCTTATTAGAAAAGATTTGGCCAATATTGAAAAAGAGAATAAAAAATTAGATGTATTGCTTAGTAAAGAAATAAATCTAAAATCTTCTCATTATAGATATTATATTATGACATTCAACAAATGGCTATCTATAATTCAACCTAAGAATGATATTAGAGAATTATTTATGAGTGTTGTAAAAGATAATGACTCTATTATGCAATCTCTCGAAGATAACGCTAGAAGAGCTGAAGAGAAATTTGCTGAAAAGATTAATAGTATTGGTAGATTGATTAAGAATGGATAAAGGAGAATAAATAAATGGCATTATTTATTATGAATGAAAATTACGAATATGATGAAGTCACTGCATTCTTGGAATCTTTAGAACAAGACGTAGAATGTGTTCTTACAGAAGCTGCATTGAAACAAAGCAGCAAAGCTGTTAGAGATGCTAAAAGAGCTGCTAGATTCAAAGTTAATGATTTGAAACAAGAACCAGCTAAAGCAGAAGCTGATTATGAACAAGGTTTCAAAAGCATTGATTCTAAAAGACGCCGTGGTTTAATTCAAGACTTAAGCGATAGAAATAATTCTATCAATAAAGCTGATGAAGACTACAATGCAAAACTTCAACAAAATGAAGCTCAATTGAAAAAAGTAATTGAAAGCAAACCTAGATCTTGGGTTGAAAGAAAATTAGTTCAATTCAAAGCAGCTTTGCGTCGCTTTAGAAATAAATATGGTACTGCTAAAGATGGTAAATCCAAAACTATCTTACAAAAAATCATTTCTACTTTAACTCGTATAATTTCTTGGATTACTGATAAAGTATTAAAAGGTGCTAGATTCATTCAAAATAAATTTGGTGGGGCTAAGAAAGCTGAAGATTATAGAGAAAAATTCAGAAATGCTAAGATGCTTAAAGACTCCAAAGATCAAGAAGCTGCTGATGGAAAAGAATCTGCTATCGATCGTGCCAATAAGAAATTATTAGCTAGAAGAAAAGGCAGAGAAAATATCGCTAATAGAGATCTAGACAGATTAACTTATGATCATGATCAAAGAATGAGAACCAATGAAATTGGTATGAAAAAATACGAAGCTAGTAAAAATAGACGTAAATAATAATATCATATATAGAGATAGTGGTTGATAAATCAACCACTATCTATTTTAAAAATAGTTGAAAGTTGGTATAAAAATTGGCTTTATATAGAATAAATGAGTCTTCTGTTTGGAACGACTTGGATATAGTTTGCGAATCTTATATATTATTTGAGAATAATGATGACCAACCTCCAAAGACTTTTGATGATTTATACAAAAGAGCCAAAAAGAATCAAGCTCTTGGTAAGCATAAAGATATAGATGAACTATATGTAAGTGCAAAAAAAGCTGGAGAAAAATTAAATAATACTATTAAGAAATTAGAAGATAATTCTAAAAAGATAAGAGAAGAGATTGACAATCATTCGAAATCTTGGCTTGAAAAGAAATTAGAATCTTTTAAAGCTGCTATAGAAAGATTTGAAGTTAAGTATAAACTAACAGATGATAATAAGTCTAAAACCCTTATCAAGAAAATCTTATCTATCTTAACAAGAATAGTTAAATATATTAATGATAAACTTCTCCAACTAACAAGATGGGGAAGACAAAAATTCTCTAATAATTAAATATAAATCAGAAAGGATGAAATTATAATGGCATTATTCAAATTAAGCGAAGAAAAATTACAAGAAAGTATCGAAACTGTAGGTCATAACCTTTTATCAAATACCTTCGGTGGCGGTATGCATTCTTTAGATTATAAACGTTGGAATTTCATTTTAAATGCTATAAACCCATTAGCTTTCCTTTTACAAGGCGCATTATCCGTATTTGGCGTTCGTGATAAATTAGACCAAGCTTATTTCCGTCAATATTACAAAATCGATTCTAAAGTTGAATCTCAACTTAAAAAAATGATTAAAAATATTGACGACGTAGCAATTTTCAGCAGTAAAAACTCTTACAAGAAAAAAGGTCTTACTGGTGCTTTACATGGTTCTAGAGATTTCAGTGGCGATGAAACTAGTGTAGAAGATAGAACTGCTATGAATACCAAAAGAAAAGCAAATGAAGTTAGCCTAGGTACAGCTACCGCATACCATATTCTTCATTTCGGTGATAAATTTGCTATTGTATTCTTTATCTTTGATAGTAATCGCATTAAAGAAGCCAAAGTTGTTACAGCTAAAGATGTAAGAAGCACTTCTTATAACGTAGCTAGAATTCATGACTTCCACAAAATCAAAGCTTCTGATTATACTAAATAATTTAAAAGGTGGTTAGATAAATGGGTTTATATAGACTACAGGAATCTAATAATTTGGATACCGAAACGTTGGTTGAATTTTTCTTATCTGAAGAGACAACTGCTGAATTAGAGAGTCAGGTAGAATATGATGAGCAAAAATTAGTCGCATATACTAAGTCTCTAGAAGATAATGAAAAAGAACTTAAAAAATTAATTGAAAGCAAACCTAGATCTTGGCTTGAAAGAAAATTAATATCTTTTCATAAGGCTATTAAAAGATTTGAAGCTAAATATGTATATGCTAAAGATGGGAAAACCAAAGGCATTATAGGTAAGATCCTGTCAATTCTAACAAGGATAGTTAAATTTATTAATGATAAATTATTAAAATTGACTAAATATGTTGGTAATAAATTTTTTAATAGACAAGAAAAACTAAAAGATCATCATAATAAAATATTAGACAAAAAAGAAGAAAATAGAATGCATAGGCTAGATATAGATAGTACTAAGAAATCATTAGAGATCAATAAAAAACGTTTAGCTGATAATAAGAAAAGCGATTCTGAAACTTCCAAGCTCTTTGATACAAATATCTCAAAAGAAGAGCGCCAAAAAATAATGGATAAATTAAAAGCCAAAATGGATAAAGAATCAAAACTAATTATGAGTGGCATATTAAAAAAATAAGGTGTAACGAATAAATGTCTCTTTATAAACTAACCGAATCTTCTAATTCTTTACTTGAGTCTATTGATCTTCTTCTTGATGAAGCATCTGGAGATAGTTTAATAAATTATCATAAATTAAGAATTGATGATTTAGAAAAGAAATTAAGTGATACGGAACTTCAAATAAAAAAATCTGAAGAAGCATTAAAGGTCGCTATTGAATCTAAGCCAAGATCATGGCTTGAGAGAAAACTTGTTGGATTTAAAGCTAAGATTCGTCAATTCGAAATCAAATATAAGCTTACAAATTCTAACAAATCTAAGACCATTATCAAAAAAATTTTATCCATTCTAACACGAATTGTCAAGTTTATAAATGATAAACTAATCAAATTTACAAGATACGTTACTGATAAATTTGATAAACGATCAGATTCTAGAAAAAAATTTGATAAGTTGAGTAGATTATCAAAAATAAAGACTGCAAAATACGATATAGAAGAGGGTAGAAAATTTGCAAAGTCGTACAAGGAATCCATAAATGATCATAAAGATGAAATGGAGCGCCTTAAAGCTAAATACAAATCTGAATAGAACAGGATTGATACAATGTCATTATTTAAATTAAATGAAGGATTAGAGACTATTGCTCATAATGCATTAGGAAATTTGTTTATGGGTGATCATACTCTTGGAACAAAGAAGTGGATAGGAACCATGGATCCTAATCTAATTCCTGGAGGATTGAGAGATAAGTATGATCAAGAATATTTTAATAAATATTACAAGATCAGTTCTTCTGTAGAATCTAAATTACGTCAAATGATAAAAGCTATTCCAAACGTTGCTATGTTTAGTAAAAGCAAGGGATATAAATCAAATGATATATTTAATGACTTTTATGGATCTAATGCAAAAAAAGAAGATCAATCTGCAATGCATTTGAAACATAAAGCAAATGAAGTTAATCTTACTACAGCTACTGCTTATAAGATTTTACACTATGGGGATAAATTTGCTATAGTGTTCTTTATATTTGATAATCATAGTATTAGATCAGCTAAAGTTATTACTAGCAGAAGTCCTGGCAATTATGATGCTACAGACATCCATGATTTCAAGAAGATCAATCCTTCTTCCTACACTAAACCTAAATAAAAAAATAAGAGGAATACCGTAATGGTATTCCTCTATAATTATTTCTTTACAAGATCAATAAGATAAGATATTACTAAAAGAATTTCAAATAATACAAATATTATGACTCCTGATAATATCAAACCACCTGTATGTTTTATTGTAGAATAAGGTTTAACAATATTTGGTTCCATACTCCAATTTCGATCAGTGTCAGCTGGTGGTTTGAATTTATAAGGACTATAACCTTCTAAATCTTTATTAATGAGAAGATCTGTACTATTGTTATTATTAAGCCAATTTCCTGTATTCATTATATATTCTCCCTATCAAACATATAAAAGAATAGTATATATTATAAGAGATATCGCTAGTAAAAGAATGATAATAGAAAGTAATTGAATATTTGTACCATTTTTACTTATGACTATTGGCAATCTGTCTTCAATAGTATTAGAATTACTAACTATATCTCTAATATCATTTACTTCTACATATTCATCATTTTTATAGTATTTATATTCACTTCCATGACCTAATAAATACAAATCTTTTATATCAGATACATTAGCGGCACTATAAAGAGAGACAACCTCTCTATTATAAGAATCTTGGCTAGAGAATATTTCATATCTGCTAAAAATATAAACTTGTTTAGAAGTTAATAATGTTTTAAAATAGGAAAGTAATAGATTACCTTTGATATTAGATTTCACTCTATCAAACATATCGACCATCTCGTCATTCTTATCATTGTATCCATTAAATAAACATTTGCATTTATCTATCATAATGACAAGTCTATCCTCATCACAATTTAGCTTAATATCTCTTGTAACTTCTCCAATTTTAATAGTATAAATTTTCATATTATTAGGATCTGTAGATACTTCTAAAGTTTTTAGATAATTAATATATTCAGAATTTTTTACTTTATAAGTAGAGATTTTATAGATATTATCCAAATCATGATTAGAAACAGGATCAGTTCTTATTATTTTTATTGATGGTACTGGATTCATCAAAATACCAACAGGATCTTTGCTATCCAAATATTCTTTAGAATATGATATAAAATATATTCTTGGAATGATACGAACCCATATGTGTTCTACGAAATTATTTAGTATCCTAAAAGCAGTATCAAAGAATCTTTCTATATCCATATCAGCTTTATTCATGAACTGAACAAAATCTGGATGTACGTCGCTATCAATAGCTTCTAAATCATTACTATAATTATCAGAAAGAGCTTGAATAGTCTTTAGATCTACAGCATAAATAACGTCTAAATATTTAATCTCTACTCCTCCCTGTCCAGGATCTATATCTTTATAAAAAGAATTTATTGGAGTTGTCTTGCTAAAATCTAGCAAGTCATCATTTGTTAGAAGCTCATCTCCTTGTTTAAATAAAGTCATTCATTATACCTCCTTTAAAATTTTAAGAATAGTGCCAATCCAAGCATGATTAGAATAGCAATTAATATTACTGCTACAAAGATTCCAATAGCTTTTATGGTAGCATATTCTTTATTAAGTTGTATTATTTCATCATTTATCTTATCTATAGATGCCGTTGTCATTTTTCCTGCACTCATAGTTAAAGACATAAATTTGGCCAAATCATTTCTATTCTTTTCTATCATATTATCATGAATGCTAACTTTATGCTCTAAATTTATCAAACCATCTGTAATATGAGATATATTAGTTTGCATTCTAATAAATTTAGATTCTATTTCGTTCATTTTTCTACCCCCATAAAAGAAAGAGAGATAGAGGATTTCCTCTATCTCTTATATTCGTTGTAAGAAAATACTATATTCCCACCAGAATTGTATAAAGAATCTATCATCTCTTGAGATTCCATTTTAAGAATTACAATATCAGTATTAGATAAATCCAATTCATTATTATGAGAAATAATTAAACATTGATCGAATCCAAGATCATTCATTATCTGTTCAATAAGAATAGAGAATTGGATGCGATTCATACTGTCTAGATTATCGTCTACTTCATCTAGCTTGATAATATTATATCTATTAGATGAGTTTCGTAATAATACAAATGAGATCAACATAGAAATCATAGATAACTGGCTATCACTCATTAGAGATATATCTTCTCTTACTCTGCCTTCACTATCAGCACAAGGAATATTGAATTCATTTTCATTAATAATGAATGGTTGTAAAGCAAACCTACCACCAAATAATAATCTAAGAAGTGTATTTGTAGTATTTAGTATACTATTCATAAACACAGACATGTATACTGTTTGAATACCATGGATAGAAGTATACTTCTTAATCATTTGAACCTCATTATACTTAGCAGCATACTCTTGAGAATCTCTTGTGTATTGTTCAAATAATACCATACGATATTTATTTTCTTCAATAGCTTTACTAATAGCTGGAAGATCTGTATTTTGTAATGCAGATAATTCTGATGCCCTTCTATTAAGCTTATCAGTTAGATCTTTGATAAGAACAGTATTCTTTTCCATAGATTCGATTTTATTTGTAATCTCATCTAATTCTACAGAAACTTCCTCAAATTTCGCTTTATTTATCTTAGCATATCTGATACTGTCTAGTATCATTTCTATTTCCATTTTACTACTTCTAATCTTCTCAATTTCAGCGAATATGCTTAATTTAGAATCACGGATAGTAGATAAATTCTTTAAATCAGTATCTATTTTTTCTTGTAAAATTCTTATTTCAGCATTTGCAGAAATTAATTTTTCTTTAGCAGTTTCATAAGAATGAAGATCATCTTCTAATGCTGATACAATCGTAGAGATATTTTTAAACTCTTGATATTTATCTACAAATTCGAAATTCAATCTTATTCCATGCTCTATATTATGGTATAAAGTATTGATAGAATCCAAAGATTCAGTTCCAGGGAATTTCCTGATAATCTTAGACATTGACTGAATATATTCTAATATAGATTTCATTTCATAAAGGCACTGAGTCTTTATCATATTCTCTTCTGCTAAATTCTTTGCAGATTCGATAGCATCTAATGTAGAATTTATCTTGGTAGATAATGAATATAGAGACTGTCTGCTTCGTAAAGCATTTTTAGCTTTTACCACGTCTTTAATAAAAGGACAATCAGACTTGTGATTACAATCATCAGGTATCTTGTTATAATCCTTTGATCTATTGTTTAAGAATTCTACATTGTGTTTTTCTGTTCTAAGATCCTCTAATTGCTTTTCCAATCCTGATAGTATTTCAGTATGATCTAAAATAACTTCATTCTTACCAGTTCTTAAAGAATTCATAGATTCTTTTCTTACTGTTTCGGAATAAGTTTGAAAAATATTCTCTACTGTAGAATTGAATTTTTCTATAACAAGTTTTACTGTTTCGTAATCTTGCTCAGAGATATCCTTATATGTTTTGAATAAATGAAAATATGGTTTATACGATTCTAATTCTTTCTTAGTAGATTCTATCTTAGAATTAAGATCATCCATATGCTCTTTATTATAAAGAGAATCTAATTTGATCGTTAGCTCAGTAATGTTATTATTAATTTTAGATTCCTCATCTAATAACTCTTTTGCTCTAGAAGATAGCATCTCTTCATTAGCTTCATACTTAGCCATATCTTTTTCATATTGGATAAGTTTCTCTTCAGAATACTCTTCAATATCTGGAAGTTCTCTGATTTCTTTTTCAAGTATAATCTTTCTCATAGAAAGATTCTTATAATCATCTAAGAAACTTCCACTGCTATCTAATCTAGATAACTCTGCCTTGATAGTTGCTATTTCGCTAATCAAACCATTCTTCTTATTATCCAATTCTTGCAACGCTACTGTGTCTTTCTTGATAGCATCTTCTACTATAGCGATATTACCTATTTGAGATAATTTTGTTACATATGAATCTATAATAGATTTCAATATAGTAGATTTAGTAGTGATCATCTTATGAATATTATTGAAAGCTGCTAGAGATGAGATAATAGAATTTACATATCTCTTTCTCTCAGATGGTTTTAATCCACCTAATCCCTTTTTATTTGCTGATAGTTGAGATAGTGTAATGAAATTATCATCTATCCCAAGTATATCATAAATTACTTCTTTAGCAGTAGTGATATTATTAGATGGATTTAGATTTTCTATACTTCCATCTGGGTTGAGTCTGTTAAGATAGCATTTGGTTGGACGGCGTATACCATCTTTTACAAGAGACTCATATTTGATATTCAATATAGTTTGGAAATCAGTTTCATAAGCTATTTCTTTAATAGCTGTTTTGTCAGGAATATAATCAATGGAAGAATCTGCTAGTGGTGTTAAGGCTTTAAATATTGTAGACTTGCCAGTACCATTATCACCTTTGATGATTAGTACTTTATGAATACATTTTGAAAAGTCTATTTCAATACTAGACAGGCCCATACCATTATATATTCCTATATAGTTTTCCAACCTAAGACTTAATAATCTCATAATTGTTCTCCTATACAAATAGATCGTAGATCATTTTTATTAATAATCCAAGACCCCATAATGTGGATAACCACAATGCTATGATTGCGGTTTTAAGAAATTTATCACTTTCTTCACTTTTGTAAACATGTTTTGATAGGAATAAACAGAGTTTTATAAGTAATGAAACCGATATAAAGGCTAATCCTATCATTAGTAAATCAACACTTAAAGTTATATTACCATCTAACAATGTTACAAAGTTGTGATTTATTACTTGACTATTAGAAGACAATATTTCACCTTCTTTAGAATAAGAATAAATAAGATACTGTATATAAAAATCCCATTACTAATAAATACATAAGAGTTAGTAATAAGAATGATACAAAAGTCAATGCAGTAATCTTATATGGAATATTGCAAATCTTATGACCTCTTAGTCTAGCTATTGTTATAAAAAGAACAGCAATGAATGCTGAGATCACAAAGATAACTGGAAGCATATTTTCTGTAATTGTATAAAAGCTCATTTAGATAATTAATCCTTTCAATATAGATATTTTCTAGTTAATTAGAAGTCTCCGATATCGTAAGAGATAAAAAAGATAGAAGCATTACGCTTCTATCTCTTGTTCTGAATTATCCATCCACTCATTTTCAAAGTTTTTAACGATGGTTGCAATCTTTACAATTCCAGGAATATTATTGTGCCAAGAATCGTTAGATTCATTAGCAAAGGCAATAATATCTTTAATACTCTTCGCCATATTATAGACATGCTTTACAGTCTTATCTTGAATTTTGGTATCGTTTTGTTCCATACAATGACGATAGATGAAGAAACCAGATTCTTTATCAAAAGGAATTTCTTCCTCAGACTTTAATTTCTTTTGGAATTCCTCATCAGTCATACCTTCTATTCGAGGAGATACTTGATCAAATAGTGATATATATATGCTTTCCATAGTTAATAGAATAGGAACAATAATCTTATCTAGATCAATAATACCATCATAAGCATATTCGATATATTTAAACAATATTGCATGTTTAACCAAGCCCTCCATAAAGATCATATTTTTAGTATCTCTATATAAATCTAGTATTGGAAATACGCCCTCTGTAATTCTCCAATACTCAGTAAGCATGTTAATATAAGGTAATTCTTTGTATTTGATTTTAAGAGGATTGCCTTTTTCATCGTATGCCACTGCAAGATGTTGTACTAATTTATTCAATTCATCTTCTAGTATTATAACCGTAGAATCAGTTGGAGAGAAATCAGAGAATTGGATGAATGGGTTTCTAATAATATCTTTATCTTTCTCAAATTTCAATCCAGATATGAAATAATATTTAACAGCTGCCACATTCAATTGATTAAATTGATCTTTGGAATTCTTAAAATGGAATTCTTCAAAGTCTAATTTATCTTGTCTCATGAGACATTCATCTCTATTGACAATCTTATCCGATACTCTAGATTCAATAATAGTTAATATCGCTTCTCTAAGACCAGAGTGTTTTGGGATATTGTTGATAGTATTGATTCTATTCAATTCTGATACAAAGAAGTTTGTGAAAGAAAATGGGTCCGTTGTTTTAAATGAGCTGTTCATATTTTTTCTCCTTATTTATAACTCAAGAAAATACCATAATTTGGAAGTGCGATATAGAAAGATTCGATATCAATATCTTTTCTTTCAATATACTCAAAAGAATCAATAATGATGGTTCTCTCATCTTTATTATTTCTTAGATTGTATACTTCCCGATCACTATAAGTTAAGCTAAACTTTAATAAATTATATTCATCTGGTAAGAAGTATAATAACCATAATGGGAGTAATAAGAATCTATCGTCTTCATTGTTTCTACCAAATCTAAATCCTTTATCTTCTAAGAAGATGAATTGTTCTATACATTCTTTTGTTATATCAACTCCTTTTTCAGGATCTAAAAATGATTTATTAAATTTAGAATTTAGTTCGTAGATATATCTAAATAATTTATCAGCAAATTCTCCCATTTCAGAAATCACATTCTTTAATTCTGGATCGACTGCTTCATTATTTCCAATAGAGTCAATAACTCCAGAAATCATACAACCTATTGCATGTGTCTGCATAGCATTTACTGCTTCTTTTAGAGAAGCGCAATCTTCAATCTTTTTCATAATAAAATCTCCTTTAATTTTAAAAGAACAAAATAATGTGAGTAGACCATAATGGCCTACTCACTATTATAGTATATAATTATATGGCTATTTGTTCTTTCTAATTCTAACGGCTATTCTATTTGCAATCATAGCTCTATGTCTTCTGCCTATGGTTCTAGATACTTTCCATCCAATAAAACAATTTAATTGTAAATGTTTTGTAATAGGCATATCAGACTTCCATACAAATGGTCTATCTAATAACCATCTGTATCCTTTTTCATGACCATAATATTGTTTCTTTTCTGGAGAGTCAACATAAACCATCTTAGAGTTATCAACCCAAGTGCCGAAGATATAGAACGCAAATCCATATGCACAGTTTCTTGTTAACCAACCAACTCTGCAGAAGTATCTTTTTATTCTATCCTTTAATGGAAGTTCCTTAAAGTTTGCTACATAATATCTTCTTCTACCAAACTTGTTAACTCCACCTTGGTATTCTCTATTGTATTTATCGAAATCATATCTAATAAACTTAGGAGCTACATTCATAATATATTCTCTATTATCTATACTATCATCCCAAGTTTGCCATAAATGCCAGATACCTTTGAGTTCGCCATCTCTATCAGCAAATAAGACTACAAACCAGTTTGTTAGATAACAAAATAGCATAATAAGAAGTTGAAATGGAAGAAAGATTAAAAATTTAAGCATAATATTCCTTTCATAAAAATAACATTAATCCTCTACAATATAACCGAGTATCTTAATGTCATCTTTACCTTTAGCCATTTCTTTTTCTTCTTCTGCAATCTTATAATAGTTAATAGGATATATCCCATCCATAGTTCTCTTCATTACAGACTGATATCCACACTCACAAGCATAGAGTATGTGCTCTTTAGATTTAACGAGTTTATTTGGATAAGTACCTATCTCAGTTAGACCGTATAAGCGGTATTCTGACTGAAGCATTACTAATTTCTTTCCACATCTAGGACATATTCCAAACTCATTAGTAGTTACTACTTCTTTCATTTTATCAATTCTCCAATTCTAATTATTGTATAATTTGCATTATTCGTTTGTCACCTTTTGCAACCAATACAGAATCAGAAAATTTGATATCTTTCATAGATTTCAATTCACAAGTAAATGGTTTAGCAACTCCATTTACTACAATTTTTCTTAATCTAAGATCAGATACATTTCTTACATTATGAATTTTCATTTGTTGTTCTAATTGAGCTCTTGAATAAACCCAATATCGCATATAATAACTTTCATCTGCCATTATAAAATCTTTCCCTTCTTCTATGATCAATTCCTGAATCGTCATATATATTATTCATATACTCAGCCATATCTTCTAATGAAGTAAATGTTTTAACTCCATATTTTTCAAGCAATTCTACAGTAGCATCAATAGATTTCATTTGTGGAATAGTAAACTTGCTTCCATCATCTTCATTTAAGAAGCATACAAATGTTGTATAAGGACGAACGTGCATGCTATGAATCATTTCTACAATAGAAAAGAATCCAGTCATCTTAGGAGTAATACAGTATACTAAATATTCATCATTGGCTTTATGATATTCTTCTTCTCTTTGCGCTTCTTCATTCCAATCATCTACAACTGGATTGAATGGATCAAATCTACTATTTAGCATAGGAATGAATTTATCTCTCCATTTAGATCCATTACAAGTACCACCTAAGAATACTGTAACCATATCAACTACAGTGACTTTTGTTTCAGCAATTGGAACTCTATTTGGTGCTGGGATTGGTGTTGCTGAAGTTGGGCTGATAGATATATCTGGTGTATTAAAAAGCATTTTCATATCCTCCTCTTATATATTATTTTTTAGTGCTTACTCATAGTGTCATCGGTATTTGTAATAAAAAAATAAGAGGATAGTGACAAGCACTATCCTCTCGATTCTATTGTTTGTGGAAATCTTTTAACTGTAATTCTGGAACTGAATAATCTGGTTCTTTGAATAGTTTCTTATTAAACTCTACTACTTCTTTTAAAGGATTTTCTTTCTTGAACTCTCTATATTGAGCTTCTAATCCTTTTCTCCAAGTATTAGGTTCTTTAGATTTTTGATCATCTCTAAAATAACCATGAGGTTTCATATCAATCAATGGAACTATCATAGATGTAGCACCAGGATCAGTAGGAGATGATGCAGACATGTCTGCTATGCCAATATTAGAAGTATGACAATATCTATACACATCTGGAATTGCATTATTACCAGATTCGCCAATACCTTGAGGTCCTTTATAAGTATATTTCAAAGCAAGGTATGAATCGTTATCTGTAGTGATATCTCTAAAGTTAACAAGGTTACAGTTTGTAATCTCATTAATCAAGAACATAGGATCTGTATTAAGACGTTTCTTAACAGACTTAATATCTACTTTATCACCCATATCAGATAATGCATAAATTGCTTTAGATAATCTAGGAGCATAAAGAGATGCAATGTATTCTTCACATCTTAATCTCTTAATAGAAATATCTAGATTATCTTTAGCTAGTAAAGCACTGTACTCATACATTACCCATCTTAAGATACCAAAGATAGTATTCTTATCTTGTTCTGGTAAACGTATCTTCTCTACAGTAGTCTTATCATAGATAAGTTTAAGAGAAGTTAATACAGAGATACCTTTGTTTCTAGGAGTGCTTAGATTAAACTTTCTTCCCAAAGAATCTAACCAGAATTCTCTAGAATAAATGAATGGTATTGTAGCAAATTTTCTTGGGAATTCATTACATAATTCTACCATTACATGTTGTAATGCTGGATTCATATGTAAGATATTCTTAGGGCAGCTTACAAAGATTTGACTAGTCTTCTTAGGCAAGAATGTATACCAGTTATCATCATTAGGATCAAAGTCTGTTATTCTAACAAATTGATCTAATCCTAAGAATTGCAAGCCTCTAATCAATCCCATTTCTGCAAAGATATATTTTACCATAGGTACAGATTTCTTAAAGATTTCTGCATCATAGGTTATTGCCATTA